CTTCCAACATGCCCACAGACTCATCCACCTGTGCGGTGGTGGACTTGGAGCGCGGGACACCCATGTTCAGCGAGCGCCAGTAGACGGTCGGGAGGCCGGTGCGGATGGTGACGCGGTGGCCGGTGGGCAGGTTGCCCTCGACAAAAACCGCATCTTCCAGAATTTCGCTGCTCTGGGAGAGCAGTTCCGCGATCTTCGTTTCAGTCTTGCCTTCGGGGTCAAGGCGCTTGGCCCAGTCCGCCAGAGTCAAGACGCCGCTGTTAAGAGTTGCCATTTAGGAACCTCGTTATTTCAAGTTACTGTTGGGATACAGCGACCGGGCGTCAAACGCCTGACCTCTGGCGCTACCGGTGACAATGCGGTCCTCACTGATCGCCTTGCCTGCCCGGAAAAAGAAACGGATGACCTCGGGGTGGTTGCCCAGGCCGGATTGCTCCAGCAGCGATTTGAGTTCCGGCGAACCGAATTGATCCATCGCCTTCTTTGCCACGCCCAGGTTTTCCGGCAGCTTGTCGCCGCCGAACTCCTTGTCGGACTTGGCATCAGCAATCCACTGCTGGCGAGCCTGTTCGATCGCGGCGTTTTGCCGAGCCACCATCGCCGGGGCCATCTTCTCCAGCAGCTTCTGCGCCTGGTCCTGCGTCAGGTCCGCGTCCTTCGCAAACGCCGTGAAGGCGTCCGTGTCGATTTCGATGCCTTCCGGTGCCGTAAGTTCGTAGGCTTCCGGGGCGTTCTTGTCCTCCGGCTGCTGAGCCTCCTGATTCACGGCTGGCGCTTCCTGAGCGGGCGCGGTGACCGCCGTTTCCGCAGGCGCGGACTCGGGAGCAGGAGCCGCTTCAGTCATCAATGTCTCGCTCATTTGCTTCTCTCACCATTTCCGGATACAGGTCCGGGCACAATTCGTGGACCTGCGCCAGTAGCTGCAAGCCGATATTCCTGTTGCCTTCCGCGAAGGACATTGCCAGCGCGTCACTGCTGAACGACGACCGAAAGACCCCGGTCCTGTTCAGCATCCGCCATACGATCCGCCTGCCCTGCGCCGACTCCATCAGCCACCGGATGTCGGACGCTTCGCTCTCTGCGGCCATGCGGTCCTTAAGAGCTTTGCTGTCGGCGGCTTTCGCCTGCTCGTCCAGCGCCATCGGGTCGTATTGGTTCATGTCGCCACTCTACAACCAGTTGCTCGCGGTATCTGCACCGCTACCGGATCAGCAGTCCGATGACGCCGCATCCGATCAGGCTGACCACGGACATCACGCCAGCCACCACCCACCGGCGCATTTCCAGCAGGCCCGGCATGTTGTTCTCAAGCTCGCGCAGTCGCGGCTCCAGGTTGGGAGGAACCGCCAGCCGGATGCCGTGCAGCGCCTCGGCGTGCTTGTCGATCGTATCGAAGGCGCGGCACAGCGCCTCTCGGGTCTCGATGTGCCTTTCCTCCAAACGCACCAGTCGCTCCAGACTGTTGCTGATGGCCTGCTGCGACTCGCGCAACGACCCCAGCACCTCGCGCATGTCGGCCTGGTCGCGCTCCACGCGGCGCAGGCGCTCGTCCTGCTGAAACATGGCATCGGCGGTCATTTGTTCGGCCACTCCCGCATCAACAGCCCGATCAAGCCAAACGCCACGGCGGTCGCCGCGAGGGGAACCGTCATGGACTCCGGGCAAACCGGGATCAGACCCAGCGCCATTGACGCCATGCCCGCCCAGGATGACGGCTCGGAAATACGGGTTGGCCGGCGCGGCCTCTTGGGTGCGCTCACTTTTGCACCACCTGCGCCGGGCACAGCGCCAGCTTGATCTCGGGGCAGATGGGCATCTGGGCGCAGCCGGCGGCAAGGACGGCAAGGGCAAGGATGGCAATCGGCTTCATGGGCTTCTCCGGGGTCATTGCAGGATTCCTGGCGAGGAGTAGCCGGAAAACATCCCGGCGACATCTGTCAGGGCGTTCTTTTCGCCGGTCTTGGCGGCGGCCATCTTCTGGGCGGTATCAGCGGCCTGGTTCATCAGCGCCGATTGCTGGGTCTGTTGCGCCTGCTGGGCGCGCGACTCGCGGATCATCGACACCGCGTCATCCGACAGCAGCACCTCCGGATCGACGCCCAGGTAATCGGCGTAGATGTCCGCCCACTTGTCGCTGTTGAGCTTGTCCAGCACGTCGGGCTTGATTTGCGCCATGCCGGCCAACGAGTTGACAAACCGGTCAATGCTGTTGATGCCGATGGCGCGCTGGGCCTGAGCCAGCATCGACACAAACTCGACGCGGATGTCCTGCCCCTGAAGCTCCTCCGGAGGCGGCGGTACGATTCCGGCATCCATCATGTAGTCGAAGGTCATCTCCACCAGCGGGTCCAGCATCTCGTTGTTGAGGCGCTCAAGCACCGGACCCAGCATCAGCAGCTTTTCTTCGTGGCGCTCGGCGACCTCGGTGGCGGTGATGTTGGACCGGGTGTCATTGGCCATCATCATGAACATGTCGGCGAAGAACACGGAGTTGATGCGCTGGCGCACGTCCTGGATGTCTGCCAGCAGGTGCGAAAGGTCGAGCCGCACCTCGAAAGCGGATCGGATGCCGCCGCTGGGAGAGCTGGCGTCAACGTATGTCACCCCGCCAGGAAGGGTCTCGATCTCCCGATTCTTCAGGCCAAGCGGCACCTGCAGCGGCGGCTTGGTCATGTAGTCGATGCCCTGCGCCTTGCGCAGCTGCTCGTGCTGAAGCTGCTTGATGTCGCCCATCGCCTCCATGCCGGGGCCGGTGCCGTAGATGTCGCCGCCGGTGGTGGACCAGCGCGGGCAAATGGCGGGGAACCGACGAAACCCGGATTCGCGCAAAGGCGCGCGCGCGCCGGCGGACGATTCGAAGTAGCACGACCGGAACGGCATGTTTAGGCTGTCGATCTTGCTGCTGTCGTAATTTTCTCGCGGTTCGATGGCATGGATCACCGGCACCCAGTCGTCCAGCCTGCCCCGTGCGTGGGCGTCACGCACGCTGTCGCTGCAAGAATCAAGGCCAAACTCATCGACCAGTTGCCCGACCGTCAGCTCAAACTCGCGATACAGCGTGTTGACCTGACCGCGAAAGTCGGTGCTGATGGCGTACTCTCCGACCGTCAGAGGGTAGCAGCGGATAACGTCGTTGTAGTCGGGCAGGATGATGCAGGCCGCCGTTCCGAACGCGCCTAACTCTTCGTACATGCCGTGGAGAGCGCGGTACAGGTTGGAGCGCTGAAACACGTCCAGCATCAGGCGCGTGACGTCGGACATCCAGAGCCTGACAGCGTGCGATTTCGTCAGCTCGGAGTCTCCTGTTGCGAGGCGGAACCAGGGGCGGGCCGGACTGGTCATCCCCGCCATCATCCCCGCAGACAGGATGCGCAGGCCGCGCGTGCCGGTGCTGTCGTAGATGTTGTTGTAGCGCTTCTGCCCCTTGTTGCGGTCGCCGGTCATGTAGCGCCCGGCGCGCGGCAGCAGGGAGTCGCTGATCTCGCGCCAGTGAGCGTCCCATGATGCGCGCTCGGATTTCAGGGCCGCCCAGCGCGAGCGTATTCTCGTCAGCGTCTTGTCGGTCACGGCTCACCCTCCCAGCAAGGTCTTCTTGCCCAGCAGCAGGTTGCCGGGATCAACGCCGGACGGGCCGGTCAGCATGGTGCCGCCCACCCCCATCCCGGCCGCCGACTTGTTGCCGGTCAGCAGTGCGGCGAGGTCCGGCCTCTTGCCGTTCGCCGCATTGAACGCCCGGTCAGCCGCCTGAGCATCGGCGACGGCGCGGGCTTCCGCCTGATTGTTGAGGTTCTTCTGCTGCTTGATCGCCTTGTATGCCTGGTACGGGCTGCCAAGCGCGCTGTTTAGCACGGCGACGGCTGAAACGGCGGTAACGACTCCGACCATGATCAGGTCCTCATGATTGACTGTTGTTGCGCGGACAGGCCGCGATGGTCGCGGACGAATATCCGCCGCTCGATTTCTTCGGGATCGCGCAGGTTGTCGGGGTTGGCGTGAACGTTGATCATCACCACATCCGTGATGGCGACGGCCACCTTCTTGATACCGGGACGGCAGATAAACGTGGCGGGAGCGGTAAGCGTCTCGGCGCCATCTTCGGTGACGATGCGGATTGACCCCTTGCTGATGATGTTTGCGTGCTCGGAGACATGCAGCATTCCGGTCGCCAGCGTACCGGCGGGAATGAAGCCCTCGCGCAGGTACAGGCCGTCGGCAAAGTGATGCTTGATCGGGATGTCCACTTGCGGCAGCGTTAGCAGGTACGCCTCCAGGTCGATGATCTGCTGGCGCACGGCCGCGCGCTCTTCCGCGTCAAAAGCGATGCGATCAGGAGGGGCGTCTGGCGTGGCGGCTATGATGTTCATGCCCGCCATTGTGGGGCCGATTGCGGCCGGTATCTGCACCTGCGGCGTCAGGCGTAGGGATCGTAGTCGTTTCGCGTGTTCTGGCCGCGCTTGAGGTGGCTGTACGGGTCGCGCTTGGTGACTGGGTGGGCGAACGTCAGCGCCAGCGCGTCGGCCATGTCTGGCGACGGCAGGCCGCGCTTTTTGATGTTGTCCTTTGGCTCCAGCTGGATACGGTTGGCGGCGTCATACCAGTAGATCGGCCCGGCAAGGTCTTGCTTGAGCGCGGTGTCGTTGGGGATGGCGCCGCCGGAGCGCAGCCAGTCGCGCAGGGCAAACCACATTTCGGCGCGCTTGTTGAGGTATTCCGGCTGTGACGGCCTGCCGCCGAAGTTGACCTCGATGACGTCATGCCCAAGCTGCCGCAGCCGGTCAATGACGCCAGACCCGGCCCCGGCGTCGATAAACACCGCGTCGGGACTCCAATCGTCGATGACGGCGGCGACATGCCCGGCCAGCGTCATGTTGTCCACGCCGCGATAAACCGCCGGCCTCATGGACTGCAGCCCCTGCCGCCTGAATATCACGCTGCGGTCATCGCCAAACCGGGCAGGATCAACGCCCAGGATGCGCGGCGCGTAATCCATGCTGTTGGCCGGGTGCTGACGCTGGGCGGCATCCTCCGCGTCGGTCAGGCTGATAACCTGGTCATCCCCGGCGGCGCTGAAGTCGCAGAGGTATTCACGGGCGAATGCCGACTCACTCATGGCCCCGCGCAATCGCTCGACTTCCTCGCGGTCGAGGGCGTCCGTCTCGTACACGCTGTAACGGGCCGCCACCCACCCGGCGCGCGATGATGCGCCGAAATACAGGTCGCTGAAAAGGTTGATCCCCTTGGGCGTACCAATAAACCACGCCCACCCCTTGCGGTCGGAGAGCGCAGGCTGGATGATTTCCTCCCACACCTCCGGCTTCATCTGCGCCACCTCATCCAGCACCGCGCCGTCCAGTCTGACGCCGCGCATGGCGTCGGGATTGTCCGCGCCAAAGATACGGATGACAGCCCCGGACGGCAGCAGCTTGACCCATAGCTCCGACTCGTTGACCTCCGCAGCGCCGTGGCGGATCAGTGGCGCCACCATCTGCTTGAGTCGTGACCATGCGATAATTTTTGCTTGCTTCAGGTATGGAGCAACGTAGAAATACAGCGGCAGTTCCTCGCGATTTTTGACAGCGGCATCCAGCAGTTTCTTGAGGGCAATTTCCGTCTTCCCGGCGCGACGATGCAGCGCCAGCACCACGAACCGCTTTCCGGCAGCCAGCTTGGCGCACTCACGCTGCCACTTGCGCATGGGAAGCCCGAAGCGAATGGCGTCATTCATCCGGAAACTCATTCAGCAGTGTCAGGGACACGCTTCCGCTGACCTTGAGGCGGTCATCAAACATGCCGTATCGCTTGCCCTGCAATTCGCAGGCCCGCAAGGCGGCCTTGTGGTCCATCATGGCCTTGTTGCCGTCGTCGTCATAAACGACCTGCATGGCGTCGCGCTTGATGGCCTCGATGTCGGCCATGATGGTTTCCTGGGTGATGGCTGTTCTGTCGGAGAGGGCCGCTTGCGCATCCTGAATGGCTTTTTGGATATTTGGTTTTCTTAGGTTTTCGTGACCGATCAGCGAGGCAGACGCCTCCTTGTACCCAGCCCTTATCGCCGCCTGCGTTGCATTCAGATCAACAAGGTACTCCTCAACAAACCGCTGCTGTTTCGGTGTCATTCCTCGTCTCCCATGTTGATAATCTTCCACCTGACCGGTGTCTGGCACCGGATTTGATACCGGCAAATCTGCCGCACCAACGACTTGCTGACCTCGAATTTTTCAGCAATCACCCGGTAGCTCAGGTCGTGCCCCTCGCGCAGTTCGCGGATCATGTCCACGTCCGCGTTCGTGAGCCGAGCGCACTGGTGGGTCTCACCTATCCGAGCGCCCTTGTCATTGATCGCCACGGAGACCTTTGTCATTTGGCCCCTATACCTCCACCCTCTCCCAGCCAAACCGCGCCCCGCCCTGCTTCGGCCATACGACCACCAGGGGAAACGGGAACTTTTCAGCGCAGACCTTCAGCTTCACCCGTGCATCATCCTCCGCCCGGTAGGACCCGTTCGCCGCGCGGGCCTTGACCTCGTGCACCTCCAGACGCCAGTCGGGGAGCAGCACCAGGAAATCCGGGTAGTAGTGGCAGTTCGGCGCCACCTTCAGCCCGATGCCCTTGAATGACGGCTTTTGGGTATTTGCCGTGAAGGCTCAGCAGCAGGTTTTTAGTGATTTTCACGGTTTTGCACTCCACCAGGACTTGACGTCAAAACAAGGGCATTCCTTCAGCCAGTCGCGCCTGTCAATTTTCCCGTCTTTGTTCGTGTCGCCGTAGAAATCCCGATGCCCCTGGATGACGGCTTTCGGGTACTTGCCATGCAGGCTCAGCAACAGGCTTTTGAGGGAGTCGAATTGATCTTGCGTGAAATTGTTCTTAGCTTTCCCGTCCGCATCAATCCCGCCGATGAGACACACGCCCAGGCTGTCGCGGTTGTGGCCTTCGACGTGCGCACCCATCTTGTCTTCAGGTCGTCCGCGCTCAATCGTGCCGTCGCGCTTAATGACGTAATGGTAACCGATGCAAGCAAATCCGCGTTCGATATGCATCCGGTGGATGTCGCGGACTCCCATCAATGCGGTGGGTCGCGTGGCGGAACAGTGGACCGCAATGTATTTGACGCCAGCAATTGCCGCCAGTTTGCCTATAGGTAGCGCAATCGGGCAGGCGGTTATTTGCATGGCGGCCTCGGAATAAAAAACCCGGATGGCTTCGGGAAGGGGATATTCAGATATTAGCCATCGTTCGGAGGGTTTTGCAAGTCTGGCTTTTTTGCATCGCTGGCGAACGGAGTGCCAAGGCCAATCCATCTGCATCCGCATAGTGGAATGGGGCAAACGCCGTAGCCAGGGCATGGCGGCTCATCCTGGCCGAACAACTCCGGCTGGATCAGTTCAGTATCGGGCGGCATGTCACCCTCGCAAAATACCATTTACGCCC